CGCCAAATGGCCTAGCAAAGAAGCGATAAATCATCGATGTATTGGTAGATGCTTTATCAGAACCAAGATGTAGTGTTAACAAGTACGCAGTTTTCCCTGCAGGAACTGTATACACTGCCATCAATGTTTGACCTAGACCCGATAATATTTTGGCAGCCACTGTACCGCTCTGAGAAATATTAATATCTTGACTATTTTCTGTAGAAACCATTTTTGCTCTAAAGACTCTAGAGAAAGTAGTTAGACCAGTGCTACCAATATTAATTATTTCTATTACCGGATTATAATCTCCATCTAACCCCTGTACTTCTACTGCTTCGCCATCGTCACTATTGTTTGTTGCTCCCGAGAGAGTCAGTGTACTCGCGGCAGGATATGGGTATGCAGTTGACCCGCTATTCCCGTCCCAAACCGTACCTGAAGTCACATCACCATCAGTCGCTCCAAATTTATTTATATGCGAGTAACCAGTGACATCACCTGCCGCGATAGGCACATTTGAAGCAGCACCGAACGTATTGATTAAATTGCCATTTTTATCAGCCAGCATTACGACTTCATATATCGAAGTGCCGTTTGGTAAAAACTGATTTGAATCTATACGATATTGCGCCATAGATTAGTAGCCAGACTCTGCTTTCTTTTTGCTTTCTTTCTTCACTTTTGGATTAGTTTCAATTTCGCCGTCTTCTTCGTCGTCATCGTCATCATCGTCTTCGTCGTCATCGTCTTCGTCGTCATCTTCTTTTTCGAAAATCATAGAAACGAATTCGTCATAACCTTCTTCTGTTGAAAACAATTCTTCCAGTGTCTCGCGCTCTTCGTCGGATGCCTCTTCTAAGAAATCTTCGACTGCCTGATTAATCAGATCAGCATACTCTTCATAGACTTCTTCATCTTGTCCTGGATTGTATCCTTTCACTGGATCACGATTGATGTAAGAAACAGCATCAGTTGCTTTACGGATTTCAGCATATCCTGGACCGTCCATAATAGACATATTTTCAGTGTGCTTATCCATGAAGTTTTGCTCATCGCCGCTCTTCGCTTTATAACCTTCTAAGATTGACAATAGTTTTTCATTCTTCATCGTTATCTACTTCCATTTCTGTTGTGTTAGTCTTATTAAAAGCTGATGATACAACTTCGTCGTATTTTGCTGAAAGGGCAGTTTCAAGTTTTGGTTGAATAACTGCGTCAAATGCATCAAATGCTTTTTGTGGTTTATCTGCCACTGCGGCAGAAATAAAGTCAGTAATACTTGTCATAATTAAATTCCTCTCAGTATTTATTTAAATTAATCTTCTTGGGGTTCTTCTTTTTCCGCTTCTTGTTCTTTCTCATCTGGTTGCGGTTCTGCTGTCACATCATCAGCGTCAAACCCGTCCATTTCTTCTTCGTCTCCAGCATAACGTGGATCGTCTTTTTCAGCAGCAATCTGTTCGTCAATAGTTTTCATTTCTTGTTCTGTTTGCTGCAGGATGTAGCGGCGAGTATACTCGTGAGAATAATACTTGCCGATCGAATCTTCCATTTCTCGCAAAAGACCTACTCGGTCGCGCATAATTTCCATATTCTTCAATTCATGGAAATAGTTATCAACCGCATAATCATAATCAATTTGATGCTTCCACTCTTTCCAATCTTCTGGAGTACAAACACCTTTTAGGATTAACTGCCGCTCAAGCAACTTGTTAAACAGTTCGCTGAATTTATTGCGTAGTCGAGTAATAAACTTCGAGAACTTCACTTCGTCCCGAGAAACTTCGGTAGCACGACCCAATGTAAATGTAGAGTCAGATTGTAAACGAGTGATTGGTACATTCAGTGACTTATACAAAAGATTCTGGAAGTATTGTACGTCTTCAATCTCGCCAAGGTTTTGACCGCCTGGAAGTGTTGTAATCTCAGTACCACGACCACCTTCGCGGCGAGGCAACCAGAAGTCTTCTAGCATTGTCATAAACTTGCGATCATCTCGCACTTCACCAGTGCCAGAATCGTATACAACCTTGTTCTTAAATTTAGTCATGATGCTGTTAAGATATTGCTCTGCCTTTGCTTTTGGCAAACCACCAACATCAACATAAAAGATTCTTCGCTCAGGTGCGCGCGAGATACGATAAATGACCAACGAATCTTCCATTGATCGTAACTGATTCAATGGTCGTATTGCTTTGTGTAAGTATGATATAATTAAGTTGTTGTCGCTTGCTTGAAGACCGCTGGTACAATAAGCAATTGAGTCTTTTGAAATTTTAATTCCCGCTGATTGAGAACTTGCGGTAGATTGCGTGTAAGGAACATTAGAACCAGTTTTCTTTAAAAACCCTGCAGGATTGTAGAGATAGTATTCTGCTACAACCTTTTCAACAGGGATATCTTGATCGGTCTTTTCTTTCTTTACTTCTCGAACTTTCTTAATATATCGCGGATCAATATAACGAAGTTCTACAATACCTTTGGATGGTTTACTCTCGTCAATAATTACATGATAGTACAAACGCCCATCAATATACCAACGACGAAAGATTTCGTAACTTAAATAATTAAATTCTAGTTTCCGCAACAAATTTTCAAACTCATTGCGAATTGTTTTCTTAATCGATTCAGTTGTTTCTAAGTTATCAAGAACAATAGAAACTGTTTCTTCATCAGAATCTTCTACGATTGCTTCGTTGCAAATATCTTGTACGGCAAGATCAATTGTAGGATCCATTGCCATTGCTCGATACTTTGTCACCAATTCTGCTTCAGTTCTAACGCTCCCATCTAAATCAACATATGTTCCATAAATGCCGCCAGAAGCAATGCTCAGTGCACCGTCATCATTAGTTGGCGGAACGAAAGAAACAACTTTTTCTTGTTCCTTATCTTCCTTTTTGCGTTTTATCTCGAAACCGAATAGATCCATTATAATTTAACTCCGAATAGAAAATGGGGATATAAAAGTATTTATATCCCCGTGGATGACGAAGTTTAGAGGGAAAAGGAAGTTAAAATTAACTTCCTGGTTCCATCACATCAAATGCCCATGTCACTGTATAAGTTCCAATTGTATCAGTTGTATTCCAATCCAATTCAATTGTACCTACATCAGTTGGCCAGCAACCTTGCAACTTGTATGAACGGAGTTTACTGCCGCCTTTTCCATACAAAAAGATTTCTGCTTCAGATTTATATGCTTCAAATACTTCAGCGCGGATATTACCATCAGCAGAGTTAATCTGCTCTTGCCAATCTTCCAACTCAGCACGAAGTCCGAAATCTTCTTCAATCATGAGCGTTGTTGTCCACTCGGCATAAGTACGATCGCCAGCAACTTTAATCTTGCGACCAAAGTATGGAACTTCAATGACACCCATGGTCATAGCAGGAACTTGGGTTGCTTGACACAGGAAATTCATAGAATTCCCTGCGCGAGTTACTTGCGCTTCAAACAGGGCAGGACGATACCCACCCGCTTGGATTGCGCCACCTTTAAAACTTGTTATGCTAAAAGCCATTTGCTTATTCTCCTATGAATTTATTTTTATCTATTTATTAAAATTGACCAATAACTTCGGAGAATTCAACCCCAGTTCTTACAGCAACGAAGTTCAACTGGATGAAGTTAATAGATCGAGCAGGTTTGATGTAAATATCACCAACAAACTCGTTACGATCAATCACTTCACCTGTGTTGTTAGTTTCGTCACAGACTACAACGAAGTCAGTAATTCCTCGGCGACCTTGTACATCACGCAAGAACGGAGTTACGAGGTTGACGAATGAAGCGCGAGTAAATGCATCGTTGAACTCAAACAGAGTAAACTTAGCAGATGTCGCAATTGCTTTCTCAAGAACAATAAACAGACGACGTACATTAATTCGATCAAAGGCAGATGGTTTCGCCAGAAGAGTCTTGTCACCGAACAGTACAGTTCCCTGTCCTGGGAAAGACACAACTGGGTTTACACCGCTCTTATAAAGAACATCTCGCTCTGCTTTCTTAGGATTCCATGCCAAACGAACAAGGTTCTTAATGTTACCACGGTTGAAACCAGCAGGTGACCACCATGCATCACGGATATCGGCAGTATAAGCAGTCAAACCAGCAGTATCGCCGTTCAAAGGAACGTAACGATATACATCGTTGTACTTGTCATACTGATACTTGTATCCGCTGTCCATTACAGCATAAGAAGTTGAACGACATACGTTTCGGAAGTCAGTTACATCGCGCTCGATATCTCCAGCAGCATTGTTGACAACATCACCGCGTTCTGGCGACAGATATACTACGCAGTCTTTACGAGTTTCTGCAATATTATCAATCAGATAATTCGGCAACTGAGTACCAATTACAGTACGACCTTGGAAAGTTGTAGAACCACCGATAGATTTACCAGTCAGAATCAAAGATACGTCAACATCTTCAGCAGACTTGAATAAATCGAATGCTCGAATAACTGGCGACAATGCATCTCCGGAACTTTCTGCTACGCTATCTGTACCGCCAACGAAAGACTGAACATATGGAGCATCGTTCGTAGAAGAAGCAAGACTTTCAGCAGCAGCAGAAGTAGCATTTGCTCGATCATTAGCAAACCAGATCCAACGCGAACCTTGGTTAATTACTTCTTTGTAATAATTTACTGCGCCATCATCGTTCTTAGCATCAGTAGCACGAGACAATCTCTGCCATACTTCAAGAGGAGTTCCTGGCGTACCAGTAATCTTACCATCTTCGTCATAAACTACAATATGCATTTCGTCTTGCGCTGAAGTATTACCTTGCGCCAACTGCCAGTTAGACTGTCCAGGAGCTTCTTCTGTAATACCTTGCCCTGCCCAGAACCGCTGGATTGTGTCTGACGAGAAATCTTCGGAAAGACGATAACGATCTGAGAAAGAAATTGTTACCGTTGCTTCACCAGTTTCTGAACCGAGTTCTTCTGTTTTAGTAACGCTTCCTTTCGCAGTAACTTGAAGATACTGTGTAGAAATTGTGCTGTTACCAGCGAGAACTTGGTCAGTAATTGCGATATCAGCCAATACTGAAGTAAGTACAGCAGCTGAAGAGTTTGCATCGCCAGAAGCACTGTTAGAAACTGAAATGGTAGCAGTGTTAGAACCAACTGTAAACACAATGTTTGCAGTGCCAGTGTTAGCAGCATCTACTTCTTCGAGAGCAACGTTGCTTTGATATGCGTTGGCACTATCACAAACAGAAATTTGCAAAGAGTTACCAAGCGCACCAGGATATTTCGCTACCCACTGAATATCAGCGTCATAGGTGCCATCTTTTGTTGCATTATAGTGTTGCTCGTTTTTAGTAACTTGCAGAGCAACGTTCGCTTCGCCAGTATTGGCAATTGCGTTGTAAGAAGTTGTACTCCAAGCACGACTTACATATAGGGCATCAGAATATGCCAAATAGTTCGCCGCAGTAAACCATGTCTCAAAATTATCGTTATTTGGCTTGCCGTAACGGTCGACCAACTGATCTTCGCTTTGAATCAGCAGATAATCTTCTACTGGTCCCCAGCGAAACATACCACCGATTGCTGCTTCAGTTGTAGCAACCTGCGGGATGACAGTAGTCAGGTCGATTTCTGTTACATTTACGCCTGGACTGAGTTGAAAAGGCATAGTATCTTCTCCCTTATAGTTTTTCAACGGTTGAATAATAAATTATTCGTGTATATTATTTATAAAAATCTAAAATTCTAGATTTCGTCATCACTAAACAGAAACGAATCGCCACTGACCGCCATCAAAGGTTTTTCTTCAAACATATCATGCCCAGTATCAATAATTCCAAATGGTGTTAATTCGTTTAACAATTGTTCTTCATTCATGTCTCTTAATTGACTAATGGTATTTATATCAGTTAATTCTTTAAAGAATTTTTGATTAGACAACCAAGCAAAGAGAACCAGCCCCATGACAAGATCATCATGGCATCCTGCTTCTGCTTCCCAACTGACTCCCTTCTTACTAAATGTAGAAAGTTCCTTAATTGTGTTGAAGTCATTTAAGATAAGTTGATCCTGCTCAATGAGAAGTTTCAGTATCGAGCAACCAATAGACTTGACAGTTTTAGTTGTACGAATACCTTTGTCGCCTTTCGATGAGAATCCTGTAGTCAATCGCTTACCACTACGACCGCTGTTCTCAGTAAAAAGCATATTTTCATATTCAAAATCTTCATTCAATGTAGAAGCAACTTGTTCACCAATGTCGTTTATTTCAACCATGATTTGTGCTTCATTATAGAATTTACCAAACTGATGTAACACTGAAGCATAATCCATTGGTGTGATCATATTATCTCTAAATGTACAAACCTGTACATAGGGCATTTTGGTAATATCAATTACTTGAAACGCAGAGTAATCTAATCCCTTGCCCCGAGAAACATCAACCACAATTACATAATTACGATTTAGTTGTGGTCGATAGTACATTGTTAATCCACCGCGCTCTTCAACTGGATCGCGATAAACTAATTGTTTGAGTTTGCCGCCCGAGATTAATGTACCAGAACTGCCAATAAACTCACATTCCATTTCCTGTGAAAATTTTTCGTGATCAAAATCCATCGCAGCGAGTGTTTCTTCTTTCCATTTCTCATCGCGCCCAGGAACATCATACCACATGACTCTTACAAACTCATAACCATTCTTCTTTGACTTAGCACCTTCGCAAGTCTTGTAAAAATGATTGAGTCCGTTCGGAGTAGAAGTTAGTAGAATCTTGGTGGTTGTTCCGGATGATATTGTAGGGAATACTGAGGCAAAGAATTCGTCCCAGTTCTCAACGAATGCGGTCTCATCAATGTAAAGGAAAGATACGGATTTACCACGAATAGCAGAAGAGGAAGTAGCGGCAGCAACAATTTTTGATCCATTTTCAAATTCAACACTCCCTTTGTTCCATTCTACGACTCCTTGTTGCAACCACTTCGGAAGTGCTTCGTAAGCAGTTTTAATCCGATCGAGAATTTCTCTTGCAGCGTCTCCTTTATTTGCAAGAAGAGCGACAAGTTTATGATCATTAAACAGAATATAATGAAGGATAAGGCAGACAGCAGTCGTTGTCTTACCTGCTTGGCGCGAAGTAACCACGCACGTTCTTCGATTGTTTGTTGTCTTTTCAATAATCTCTCGCTGATAATCGTAAAGATCAATTGGTATTAGACCGTGGTCAACGTGGACAATTTGTATGTAGTTTTGAGCAAAGTATATAGGATCTTTCGCGCAAGAAACATACTCGCGAATCATATTCTCAGTCCATGATATATCTACACCTTGCCTTTTTAAATTTGCATTACCAAGATACGTGCGATATTCTTCAATATCCTCAATTGGTTTCTTCATCATTCTCTTTATTAATCATCTTCAATAGATCGCTGGTTGAACCAACGAATAGGTTATTATTCACGGTGTTTGGTGCAGTTTGTTGCTCTACATTAATCAGTTTCTTTTTCTTATCATGTAAGTCAATCAGGTCTTTATTCAATTCACTCAAGTTTTTTATCAATCCAGAAAGAACTTCGTAAGATCGTGGATGCTGAGATTGATCAGCGATGGCAAGCAACTCATCCATTGAACGAGTGCCTTTCTCAATCAGATCATACATATTTCCACGAACATACTCAACATCAGTCTCTGCCTGTCGATCAACAGAAACTGGTGGTTGATATGTTGTTGGAAGTTTTTCTTCTTTTTCTATTGGCGTCAGTCCAAGGACTTCGCCGATCACA